GTAAGAACTTTGAGAATATGAAAAATCAGGAGTTGGCAGACACACTCGGTATTTCTCTCAGCTCGGTGATACGGATGGCCCGTAAACAGAACCTTCGGAAGAGTAAAGAATTCATGGCAGCTATGCAGCGCAATGCCAGTGAACACGGTGCGCGTGTTACCCGTGCTATGGGCGGCAATGCTGGAGCGGTGAACCTGCTGAAGTATGGTAAAGCTACCCGCTTCCAACCAGGTGTGAGCAACAAAGACCGCATGGGCGAGGACGCTTTTACCGAGATGTATAAACGGATGGGCAAAACACGCAGTGAGACATTCCGCAAGGAGAAATTGCGTGTCCGGTGGGGACTGGAACAGAAGACCCGCCTACGTGTCACGACATGCCCACCGGAAAAACTCCGTCTCCGCTCAGCCCTCCGTCGACGCGGCTATGATATCGCCCGTGCCTCCAATGAGGTATTCTTCAACCAGCAAACGCAGCGGTCAGAAAGAATGGAAGCACATGCCAGGAAGTTGAAGATGGTGTTGATCGATATGACTGCTTCTGGTGATGTGGAAACGGTATAATTTTCTGACAGCAATGATATATATAGGTGATAAATTCCGTGTACACTGGGTCGGGCATGAAGAATGCTATGCCGGGCGGTTATACCAGGTGTCAGGATTCAGTGAAGGCTGCACATGTGCCAAACCCTACTTTGTGACAGGCAAGCCGGAAGTTCCCCGACGTCCACACCTGCACGTATCCGCCAGACTGGTGGAAGCTCCAGCTAAATATATGGTAGGCGAAGGTGGTTTTTTGTTCGGTCCGTTAGACATTGATACACTACGTGATATTGAGAATCCTGACGAATACTGGATAGAAATAGTCCGTCAGGGCGGTGACCAACTAAGTTTGTTTTAAATTAATTGATATGAGATATTTACGTTTTTATGGTCTGCTGGACAAGATGCCAGGAATAGACAAGGATGAACTGAAGCGCACTCTTGTCCGGCAATATACCGACGGCAGGACAGAGAGTCTCCGTGGTATGTATGACTGGGAGTATGATGCGATGTGTGACGATTTGCAGCGGCGTATTCGTCAGAGTGAGCCGGCTGCAGTCGTTGAGCGTCGGAAGTGGCGCAGTGCGGTTCTTCACCAGCTGCAGCTGTTGGGTGTGAACACTGCCGACTGGACTGCGGTTGATGCCTTTTGCCTGGATCGTCGCATTGCCGGCAAGTTGTTTCGTGCGTTGACCATTGAGGAACTGATGGCGCTGATGCCTAAGCTGAGGGCTATCGTCAAGAAGAAAAGCCACCCTAACCCTCTCAGGGGAAGGGCTCAAAAACTCGACGTGGAGACAGTTGTGGTTGACATAACGGGTTATCGTGATGATGTAATAACAAATTAAGAATTGAAAATTATGAAAAAGAGAAAGATTAAGACGATTAACGGGCTGTTGGGCGGACTGGTCATCAGTACGCACCCACCCAAGTGCGAAACTTGTAAGAACGACGCTGCCGGCTCGAACTGTGTGAAACTGCATGTGTATGGCGGCAGCGTGTGCGTGTGTGGCAATTAGTGGCAACGATAGAATCGTTGCTCACGGGAAAGGCTGTTTATAATTGAGAATTAAGAATTAATAATTAAAAATCAAGACTATGGCAAGAAAGAAAAAGATGGTTATCAGCGGTGTCTCGAGAGATGCTGCTGAGGAGGCATTCGCACAGTATGCCAAAGCGGATGCGAGTATGAACAAGTTGAATGCGGAGATAGACCTTCAGTGTGCTAAGATCCGCGAGAAGTGGCAGAACCGTCTGGCGGAGCTGGCGACGGAGAAAGAACAGGCGTTTGACGTGTTGCAGGGATTCGCTCTGGAGCACAAGTTGGAGTTGTTCACCAAGAAGAAGTCGCTGGAGATGACACACGGCACTATCGGCTTCCGGACGGGCACGCCGAAGCTGAAGACCTTGAAAGGCTTCAATTGGGCGAGTGCGCTGGAACTGGTGAAGCGCGTGTTGCCTGGCTACGTGCGTACGACGGATGAGATTGCGAAGGACAAGCTGCTTGCCGACCGTGAGCTGGAGGCAGTGGTGATTGGCAGCAGTGATGAGTCTGTTTCTATGAGTGAAGCGCTTGCCGGCTGTGGTATCACTGTTGTGCAAGATGAGACATTTTATGTGGAGCCTGTGACCATTGAGAATTGAGAATTAAGAATTAAGAATTATGGGAAAGCGGAGACGTGGCAGGAGTTATGAGATGCGTGTGGCGGCAGTGAACGAGTTGTATGACAGGTTCTCGCGCACGGGTCTGAGCAACCGTGAGATATGGCGGCGCTATATCTATCCGCGGTTCGGTATCGATGAGAGTACGATGTACCGCATGTTGAAGGCTGCGGGTCGTGAGGAACTGCGTGACCAACGCTCGATGACTGCTGAAGGTTTCCTCTTTCCGGAATTCGAAGAAGAGCAGCGGGGGTTGGAGTTCTTCAGGAAGAACCCCTCCCCGTAGCCTGCGCTACCCAAAGGAGAAAATGACGAAAATGATTGAGGGGAGCTGCCCATCGCGGGTGGCTCCCCTCTGTTGAAACAATATGAAAAAAAACTCACTGATTATATCTATAGGCATGCGCTGTCGTCGTTCAGCTCGAACTCAAAGATATACTCATAGACTTTGATGCCTCCTGGTAATGGGTAGAAGCGCGTTTTAGTTCGGTACATTGCTCCCATATTGTCGAGCGGTTGGAATCCCTGCAAGGCAACATACAGATTGTTAGCCATGCGCAGCCGTTCCGCCACGTATGCCTCTGTTCCGGAACCTGCATGTGTATCGTCGTAGCAATCGATTGCCAGCCGTGCCGACATTGTCGCTGTTCCCATCTGCTTATTGAGACCTATATCGTTCCAGTCAGCCTCGAGGTTGCCGATGAGCACACAGGGAAAAGTGACGGGATAGGTGTCCTCCTGAGTCTCCAGTTGTCCGTAGTCCTCGTCGATGAGCGAGAGTTCCGGCATTTCGTTGCGGATTTGCTCCAGCATTTTGATAAAAAGTTCTTCCATGGTTATTGATTGATTATTTTGTGGATTTCGTTTTCTATGCGTTCATTGATTCTTTGGTTCAGTTCGTGGCTGTCGCCGATGAACTGTCGCTGCGGGATATTGATGCGCAGTCTTTTCTTCTTTGTCAGCGCCATATTCTTCCAAAACTGCGCAGATGGGCTTCCTTTTTTCTCTTTTCCTCCTCCCTGTTGATAGTACATTGCCCAGAAGAAGCGTCTCATGCGCGGTGTCACGGTAGGATTGACCATTCCTCCCCAGTTATGTATGGCTGCATACGGTAGATCGTTGGCTACCAGTACACGGAAGTCAGACGGCACATATTTGAGAGAGCTGAAGAGATGGTTTCGTCCGGAGAGTAGCGGTCCGTATTGTCCTGCAGCACTTGTCATTCCCGAAGTCTGGCGACGTGTTTGTTTCCACCGTTGCAATCCCCTGTTTTGGAAGCCCCCTTTCCGGAAGTTCTGCTGATAGTGGTCTTTTGCCATACGTCCTACGATGACCGGCAGTCGACGGCGCATGAGTTGTTCTATTTGCGCCCGGTGTGCAGAGAGTTCGTTTGCGAATTGTTTTACGTTCATGATTGGTATTACTTTTATCGTGGCATGGCGGTGTAGAGAGCTTTGGAGCGGTAGTATTCCGGCGTTCCTTTGATTTGTTTTTGCTTGATAAGCTCCCGTATGCGCTGCATGGTTGTTACGACGGGCTTGCCGTTGATGTTCAGGATAAGCACTTTGCAGCGCAGCTGTTTTGCGAGCTCGTCAGCGCGTCTGATGGCGCGCTTCATACGGATGTTGAAAATCCATGTTTTGATTTTTTCTTTCATATTTTTTGGTGTTTTAAAAATTATTGTTATCTTTGCAGTGTGTTACCCGAAAGAGCGCGATAACTTCAAGCTGTGGAACACTTGAATTAAGCAGTGATGACTCACTGCTTTAATTCTTTTAAGATTTTTATGATTGTTTCTCGACCTTGGGTTGAAGAGTTGATACAAACACCTTTCCCTCTGTAAATGATATAACACTCTTTTATTATATTGTTTTCAAAGTCAGCATGTCTCCAGTTAATAAATTTTGCCAATGAACCAACTGGAAGGTGTCTATTTCCCATGTGTTTATCAAGGTCTATCACTACAGCTTCGCATCCTTGTCTGATTGCTTTCTTGAAAGCACTGGTAATACCTTGTGGATTTTTTATTCCCTTTCTATCTGCAATGAGTTCATTGATTTCATATTCAGGATTTGATATTCCATGTTCAAGTACATGTTTTCTTATTTTAATTTTCATATTCTCAAAAGAGGCAAGTAATACACGAGCTGTACGGATGTTGTCGTCCAGTTCTGTCGTATCAGCATTCATGCTAATTTTTAACCGTTCTCCATATATATTATCTATCTTCCATTCTTTTACATTATTGATACACCCATTAATATACGGGCAATTGTTGCAGTCTTTTGCCCTGTTGAGGAATAAGTGTTTAAGCTTCGCCTTGAATCCTGGCTTGTAGAATGGGCAATGTTTGCAGTCTGACGGGAAGTACGGGTGTTTGTCTGAGAAGACGGCGGCGTCTTTGCCTGGATTGTTTTCGAGGCCTCTTTGTGGCGTGTTCTTGGGTTGCTGTGATACAGCAACAGACGGAACGGGTGTTGTGGGTTCGTCGGTACTAGTGAGACTGCATTTGCAGTTCCAGCGGTCGCCTGGGCGGTGCTGGTCCCAGAACGGGTCGTCGATGGGGCGTATGGTTCCCCAGAACGGACGGTGATCCGCTCCCGGATTGGCTGACGTTGACGGCATCCATTTCAGGTTAGGCAGCACGTCACGCTCCCGCTCGAACTGCTTCCAGTCGGCAGCCTGATGCGCCCTGATGACTGCCGTGTCGTATTCCGTCTGGAACCATGAGCGGCACTGGTGGCTGGCGATTGGTTGCACGTCTTTCAACCACTGTTCGAATGGCTTTAGATTGCCGTTGGAATCCACGAGCCTTGCCGCCATGTCGCGCTGCGCACGGTGCACCTTGAACGCCGAGAACACCTCGTTGGAATGTCGCAGCGCACTGATGAAGTCATCGTCTGGATTGACACCCTCAAACCCTTCTGCCACGGCACGGTCAAATCCCCTGCAGAACTCACGGAAAAGATGCTCCTCGATATAGGTAGGCTCTTTCCCTTTCTTGGCGTAGATATTGCGCAGTGCTTGGAGCAGTATTTCCTCATCGAAGGCGAAGCCCGACGATGCAGGTTCGGCAGCGTCGTAGTAGAGACGGTTGACTACCAATCTAAATCCGCCCCGCGCCTCGACGGGGCCCATGCGAAAAAACGCCGCCACCAGTTCTTGAAGCCTTTTTTAGTGGTTGGAGGCTCGTTCAGCTTCTTTTTGTCATCGTCCTCCTCATCGTCGTCTTCGTCATGGTGTGGTTCCTGAAGTCCCATCTGCTTCTGTTGCTCTTGCAGCCACTGCAGCATATCCTGAGCTTTCTTCTGTGCCTCGTAGTCCTTGGGCTTTTCAATGCCGAACTCCTCATAGAGCCAGTCGTCATCGACGGGCAATTTGAAGTTGTTGTGTAGTTGGGTGAGGATGTTGACCTTGGTGTCCATATCGACATCCTTCTTCTCCGGGAAGAAGAACTCGCCCCCTTGGGTGTCAATGCCCATAGCAGTAAATATGTCTGCCATATCATAATTGAGGATGTCTAGAATATAGAGCCTGTCGGCACTAGCTATCCGGTCTACCGCCTTTTTATGCACC